GTTAGACCGCGCCTCCGCTACCAAGAGCCAGGGCGCCCTTAACGCCTTGGCTGGGGATGAAAGGGCTTCCACCGGCACCTCGATCTTTGACCCGGTGCTCTGTGAACTGGCCTATCGCTGGTTCTGCCCACCTGGCGGCTCTGTCCTTGACCCTTTTGCCGGTGGCTCGGTGCGCGGCATTGTGGCCGCCAAGCTGGGGCGCCGATACGTTGGCGTTGACCTCAGCGGTCCCCAACTGGAGGCTAACCGGCAGCAGGCCGAGACAATGCTGGACGAGCTGAGGCCGGAATGGATACAGGGCGACAGCCGTCAGGCGCTGCCACCGGGCGAGTTCGATTTCGTGTTCTCTTGCCCGCCTTATTTTGACCTGGAAGTCTACAGTGAGGAGGAGGGCGACATCTCTAACATGGACTATCCCGACTTCCTGACAGCTTACCGCGATATTATCAGCCAGTCTTGCCAGCGGCTGAAAGACGACCGCCTGGCCTGCTTTGTGGTGGGCGAGGTGCGGGACAAGAAAGGCAACTATCACAACTTGATCGGCGACACTGTCCAGGCCTTTCTGGAGGCCGGTCTAACTTATTACAACGAGGCTATCCTGGTGACATCACTGGGCAGCCTGCCCATTCGGGCGGCTCGAATGTTTTCGGCTGGCCGCAAGCTGGGCAAAACACACCAGAATGTGCTGGTATTTCTAAAAGGCGACGCCAAGCAGGCCGTTGAGGCCCTGGGCGAAGTGACATTAGATGAATCTATCTTCAATCAATCTGAGCCACTACCGGAAACCGCTTCTGCGGCAGATGGCCAGCAGCTTCTCACCGTCTGAGCTGATACCTATCGAGCAGGCGGCGCGGGACGACCTCTACCAGGCCGACCCGGCTGGCTGGGCTGAGGACTTCCTGGACGTGCACCTGTGGTCTAAACAGCGCCAGGTGCTGGAGTCGGTGTTTAATAATCGACGCACAGTGGTGCGGAGCTGCCACAGCGCGGGCAAGACGTTTATTGCCGCCGTGGCCGTGCTGGCCTTTGCTTATCTGAAGCGGCCCTGCAAGATCATCACCACCGCCCCGACCTGGTACCAGGTGACTGACCTGCTATGGTCTGAGATCCGGCGCCTTTATCGTGACCGCCTGCTACCCAAAGGGTTCCAGGGCGAGGTGTTGACTACTCGTTTGAGGCTGAGCGCCGATCATTTCGCTACCGGTATTAGCCCCAACGAAAGCGTCAATTTCCAGGGCTTCCACTCGGAGAATATCCTGGTAATTTGCGACGAAGCGCCAGGCGTGGCCCGCGAGGTGCTGGAGGGGGCCGAATCGTTAATGGCCTCCGGCAACGCGCACATGCTATGGATCGGCAACCCGACCATACCGTCCGGCCACTTTTATGACGCCTTCCGGCTCGAAAACTGGGCCCGGATCGCTATCTCGGCCTATGATACGCCCAACTTCAGCGGCGAGGCGGTGCCGTCAGGCCTGGAAAATGTGCTGATCTCTAAGGGCTGGGTGGAGGAGAAGCGGCTGGAGTGGGGCGAAGATTCTGCCCTGTTTGACAGCCGTATTTTGGGCGTGTTCCCTGACTCTACGGACGAACAGCTGATCTCGCTGCAGGCGGTGGAGTCGGCCGTTCTGCGACGTGTTCGGCCCGATGGCGAGGTGGTGATGGGGGTGGATGTGGCCCGATTCGGCTCTGATGAGACGGTGATTATCGTGCGCCAGGGCGATCAGGTGCTCGACATCCAGAGCCGCAACCAGACAGACATGATGGAAATCTGCGGCCTGGTACAGGATACCCGTACCCGCTTCAGCGTAGATCGGGTGCAGGTGGACGAGATCGGCCTGGGGGCCGGTGTGATCGACCGCCTGCGCGAGATGGGGGTCGAAGCGGTGGGCGTTAATTCGGCCCGGAAAGCGGCCGAGAGCGACAAGTATTTTAACCTCAGAACCGAGCTCTGGTTCATGATTAAGGAGTGGGTCGATCACGGCAGCCTGCCCGACTACCCTAAGCTGACCGAGGACCTGTCAGCGCCGCAGTACAGTTTCACCAGCCGTGGCCAGTACCGGCTGGAGGGCAAGGACGACATCAAGAAACGGATCGGGCGCTCGACCGATTTCGGTGACGCTCTGGCGATAGCATTATATCAACCGCCACCAAAACCGGTTTACAAAATGCGGAAGGTGCGCGGCATATGAACAGCCAGCAGTTTTGTGGCCATCTTTTCATCATCAAGTCACAGGGGCTGCCAGCCTCGGTCCCGTACAAAGTGGAGATATATCTGGATATGAACGAATTTGAGTATCTGGGCCTGGAGGCACAAGGCCGGCCCAGCCCGGACCAGGTTCTGGTCGGTGATACCGAGGCTGAGGCGCTCCAAAGGGCCAAAGATCAGATCAATGGTCAACTGCTTTTATTATGAGATTTAGCCGAATACCGCACTCTTTCTACCTGTTCGACCTCAAGGACCCGGTGATCGAGGAGGACATCGAGGCTGGCCGTTACGGCCGCATGATTATGTTGCGCTGTGACTCGGATCTGGAGTTCCGCGATCTGGTCCACTACGACAAGACGCTATTTATCGTCACCCGCACCAAGCTGGTGCACCCGGATTACTGCCGCTATCGGCTGATGGAACGGGGGCGATTCCTTGAACTTTGTGAGGCCAAGTATGGCCAGCGCTGGGAGCGCAAGGCAGTCAGCATATGAACCTAGCAATCAAACACCCCATCTATGAGTCACTGTCGGCGGATTGGTCATTCTTTCAGATGGCCTATGAGGGCGGCCGAGAGTGGGCCAGCTGGCGGTCCGATTATGGCAGCCAGGGCCGCAGCCGCAGCGACCAAAACTTATGGCAGCACCTGCGCGAGAGCTCGGACGACTACCAGCTCCGTGTCGACCGCAGCATCTACCCCAACTATTGCCGGACGGTGGTTGACGTTTACCGAGATTTCATCTTCGGTTCTGACACCACCATCGGACGGGAGATAGACCTGCCAGACATCGACCTATTCCTGGCCAATGTGGATCAAAAGGACTCCTCGATTGACGATTTCATGAAGCGGGCGGCTATTTATGCCCAGATCTACGGTCACGCGGCCATCTTTGTCGACGCGCCGCAGGCCGATCAGGCGATCTTCACCCTGCGCGACCAGCAACAGCTGGAGCTGAGGCCCTATTTCAGCCTCTATACCGCGCCGGACATCGTGGACTGGAGTCAGGACCGGTTTGGCTCGCTGGAGTGGGTGCGGTGTCAGGAGATCAGCTATCGGTCCAAAGACCCGTTCCAGGAGGAGAGCGAAAAAACGACCAGCTACCGCACCTGGACCCGCGAAGCCTGGTATATCCATGATCAGGACGGCCAACTGGTGGCCGAGGGCGAGCACCAGCTGGGCGAGGTGCCGATGGTGCTGGTTTACTTCCAGAAGCATCCGACCAAAGAATTTGTCGGCCTGTCGGCCCTGAACGATATAGCGCCCCTGAACCGGATGCTGGCCAATACGGTGTCTTATATCGACGAGTTTATCAGTCGTCAGGCCTTCCCATTTTTGGCCGCGGCTGATGATATGAGCGACGGGCAGGAGGAGGAGATGGTCATCTCGGCCGCCAACCTGTTCCAGTACCCGGCTGAAGCTCAGCCGCCCACTTACGTCAGCCCGCCCACCGACCCGGCTAGCTTTATGAAAGACTACGCTGACGACTACCTGGTGAAAGAGATTATGCGTTCGGCCTCGCTGGACTATTTTGTTAATGCCGCCCAGAGCGGCCTGGCCAAAAAGATGGATTTCCACCGCTTGAACAACGTTTTAACCAGTTTTTCGCGTAACCTGGAGAAAGCCGAAACCGACATCTTCCGCCTGTGGGCTAAGTGGCAGGAGATTGAGCAGCCGCAGGTGGTAATCGACTATCCAGACGACTATGAGATCGAGGGTATCGAGACAGTGCTGAAAAACGCCGAGCTGATCCGCAAAGTCTACGGCGACCAAAGCCCGGCCTTTGTTTCTCAGTACCTGAACCAGGTAGCCAACCGGCTCGACCCCAAGATGACCGAGGAGGAACAGCAGCAGGTGGGCGACCAGCTGGACGACAACGCCGAGGATAACCTGCAGGCCCTGGCTACATTGGAAGCTCAGCGGGAGCGGTTTGACGTCTGATGCCTAACGCCTATCAGCAGTCGATTCTCAGCTTACGATACGCGCCGCTGAAACGGACGGCCGAAACCGAGGAGCGGGTACTAACCGCCCTGCAGACGGCGGCCGATCAACTGAAGCGACTGATAGGCAATACCGACAGTCCGTTGACCAAAAAGTTTTATAACCGGCGCCGGCTACAGGTGGCGGCCCTGATGAACCAGCTGGCCATCGGGCTGAAAAAGGACATTAGTGACCAGGTGCAAGCCATCGCCGACGAAGTGGCGGCCATTATGCAGGAGGAAACCAATGATCTGCTGCAGGAGAATTTACGGGCCGACGTGGTGGCCGATTTTACCCAGGTACCGCGGGAGGTGCTGAACTGGTCGGCGGATCGACAGGACCGTGAGGGGCTGAAGCTGAGCGCTAGCATCTGGGCCGATAACCAGACCAACCAGATCGAATCGGTGCTGCTGGCCGGGATAGCTCGCGGCGAATCGGCCCGCAACTTGAGCCTGAAGCTGGAGCAGTTTGTTTTGGGCGGTGGCCAGGGCATGGGCGACTCGGTTCGTTCCAAAGCCATGCGGCTGGCGAGGACAGAGATCAATAACAGTTATTGGGAGGCGCGGCGGATGTCGTCTGAGCTGTCGCCAGTGGTGGAAGGCATCAAGTGGGAGCTATCAGCTCAACATCCAGAATGGGACGTTTGCGACTACCTGTCAAAACAGGACTTGTATGGGTTAGGGCCTGGTGTTTACCCGCCGGAGCTGCTACCGCCTAA